ATATTTCTTCACAATAGGTACCCCACTTACTAGTGAAGGTATCTTGTTTAGAAATTATATAACCTAGCATCTCAACACCTTGCTCCACATATTGGATAAAGGTGGGAAAATGCTTACCTTTCCCGACTATTATATCATCATCGCCGTTTCCGGCGCGTGAGAATAGTAAGTCGAGTTTTTCATTTCTCTCAAAACATTCTCTTCTAAGGCGTATCAATGCGTACTCCGTAGATATTGGATGTGTGAGAGATAAATCAGTTTTGGTTAATGGGTCACCCATGGGTTGCCCATTTCTCAATTTTCCAGCTTCTTTACCGTTAATGTGTAATGTTCGTTCAGAGCACCACACTTTTTCGATATTAGCTAATATATCTCGGTCAAAACCAGCTTTCCTGAGTAAATTACTTAGGATAACTAGTTTAGCCTTTTTAAATGATGGCGTATCTGTTGATGTCTCCCAATCGGAAGACCTCATCATTAAGCCTTTAGGATTTTTCATAATCAACTCCTCATGCATTGTGCCGACGAGGTGGTTATTGAATTCATTTATTCCATAGGAGAGTTTATTTCCATAACTACGATTAATCGTATTTTTGTCGAATCTCTCCATAAATTTATAACCAAGCCTGCCGGCTCTGAAAGAGTCGGCAAGCTCTTTTTCAATCTTACAAATCTCAATAGTGAGGTGTGAAAAAGGTTGAAGGTATATATCTTTCCAAAATGATCCGGCGGTTACTGTTCGGATTTTCCCTGCTTCCCTTATAGCGGCAACATTTACACGTTGACACTTTTGTGGAAAGTATTGGATCATCCTCCCAGCAGCTTCCCACAACTCTGTACCTAGTACAGGTTGTAGGCCGGATATTATTAAATCATCGAATTTCTGAATCTCTAAGTCGCCTTTGGCGACTAGATTTCTCAGGAACCCGAATTTTCCATCGTTCTTCTTTGAGTTCTCCACACAAGAGGAGGTACTCATCGAAGTTCGAAAATTACTATTGCTACTTTGGAAGTTTCTTACAATTCTTGTAGTCACTTCCTCAATAGCTTTAATCATATCCCCATCTGGGGTGAAACTTCTCTCTACAGACACATTCTTCATGAACTTGTCTATAGATTCTTGTTTCATTTTATTTCCTCCGAGTCCTGTAGCTCTTGTTTGACAGAGCACAGCACAACGGAACATTCTAGATTTTGATGAACCACCAGCTTCCTTATTAAGAAAGTTGTTGATTGCAATCATCCATGTATGATCACG